CCAAGCACACGGCGAAACCGAACAAACGAAATCGAACCGGCATCGTTAATTGCATAGACCCCACCAGCTGCTTCAACTGTTGTGACTGTCTTATCGACGATCACAAAGTCGCCCCGGTTGATGGTCGGTGTCATTGAGTCAGAGTCTGTTTTCAGGCAAATGATGTTTGACCGACCCACTTCGGGCGCTAAACGGCGAACTGTCTCTGGCTCAAGCACCAACCACTCCTCAGCTGTTGCCGCTGTTCTTGACGAAACCGGGATCGATACAGTGCGATCAGTACTCATGAGTGCCTTCTGATCCATCCAGCCGGAAGGGAGGCTCATGCTCTCCTCAATATCTCGACAGAGTTTCTCTCCGATGCTGCGCTGATGATCAGGATTCTTGGTCAAAATCAGGTTAATCAAATTCGGATTTTTTCCGGCAGCTCGACAGAACGCAGCGCGATTTCCTTCAAAGCGTTCGTCAATCAGTGCCAGCAGGTTCTTCCTGCGGACGTTTTGGATCATTGATTCAGGGCCTCCAACCCCTCGTTGCTCCAGTAGTAATATGTATACCATAAGGTATTCCTAAATACCAATAACAATTTTCTGCCTTATTCACTACATGTAGTAGTGACACTGGGTAGATCGCTCTCGACAATACGCCCCTGTATTGCAAGAGAGGGAAAACAATGAGCCTAGTAGACTTTTTGAAGGGGCTGTCGCAGCTGGATCGTGAACGCTTGGGGCATCTTGGTGGATGCACTGGCGCGTACGTCACTAGCATCATCTACAAGAAGCACACGACAACGTCATTGGCGCTAGCTGTTGCGGTCGACAAGATGTCCGGCGGTGAGATCGACTTCCGCACGCTGATCAACCGCACCGAAGACGTAGACTGGGGCTTCATCAAGCAGGCGCTGAATGACCGACCTGAAATCAGATTCGTAGACAATACTCTTGAGGATTGCACCGCTACCGGTTAGCATTAAGATTCTGCTACGTCGTCGGCACCTTTAACGGCAGGGCGTAGTGGTTATACCGATACTGTGGGAAAGCGTTTGAGACATCGGGCGGGGCGGCGAAGACAGCACCCCAGAACGCGCAAGGCTGTCGGGTCGTAGCGATGCTGACGGTGCAAGCTGCGTGAAGGACCTAGGATAGGCTAGGTCCGCTCCGCTTCTGGTGCAGGGGCAGTACTCTATAGAAGTTAATAGTAGCTATTAATACGTTTCTTGATGTAGATCACAAACAATTCCAAAAAGAGTCGCATTGACCACCGAAAGGTGGTTTTTTATGCTGTGCGCAACACCTTATGGTATTGCTGATCGGATCGTCCGTAGGTATAATTCTTGATACCAAAGGATTTTCGATAAAAATCTAGAACACACCCTACAAGGACCCATTGATGGCGACATTGACACACTTGCCGATCAGCATAGAGGCTGATCACGCTGCTGGATTAGCAGTAATCCGTCAGCGCTTCGGTGACCACAAAGACGACACGATCACCATTGAAATTTCTCGCGACCAAGCGATTCAGATTGCTGACTTCTTGCTCAAGACCTTTAAGGTTAAGAAATCCGAAACGATTCAGGGCAACGTTGACGGCTTTGATAAATTCTGGGCGGCGTACCCATCCAAAGAAGCCAAACAGACTGCGCTCTCGATCTGGAAGCGTGACAACTGTTCGACTGTTGTGGACCATATTCTTGCAGACGTTGAGCGCCGCAAGAACACCAAGCAGTGGATCGATGGCTACGTTCCGCATCCAACAACCTACCTGAGACAGAAGCGATACCTCGACGACCCCGCAGAGTCCAGCGAATCGACTCCGTGGGATGACGCTCTGTGAATTTGCCAGAAGGTGGGCGCGAGATCCTCAATGCTCGTATCGCCGGGATGACTCCGGCGAATGACATTCTGGTTTCCTACATTAGGAAGAACTACAGTTATTCCCCAGTAGTGTTCGCTAAGTCTGGCAAAACGTACGACTGGCGATTCCTAAAGGACCTCAAGGTCATTGTTATTTGGGATTCTCGATTGCCCGACTATGAGAAACAGCTGTTAGCGATTGCGTCGTATGCAAAGGCGCATGTCGATGTGTGGTTTGCCGACAAGGAAGATGGCGAGACCGTAATTCATTTGCCGACTGAAGCCAGCGTGCTGCGCTACCTCGATGGGTTGTGCGGCTATAGCGGACTGCGGTGGTATCTGGACCGCGATCCGATGTTGAAGTTCATGCGACCCGATTGGTCGCGCTGGTTTAAGGAGGTAACAGGTGGAACTGATTCCAGATTCTATTGACTTCAAACAATACCTTTTGGAATCGGAGGGCACCGAGAAGGTAGTACCCGCCTCCAATTTTATCGACGAAGTTATCGACCGCATCTACGGTGAGGTCGCAAATAACAGCCCAGTGACGCCTTGGCCGCGTGTCGGAGACAACTTCCAGATGCGCCCGGGTGAAGTCACGCTCTGGTTGGGTATCAACGGTCATGGGAAAACGCTGATCACCTCGCACGTTGGCCTGCATCTACTCGTGCAGAACATCAAGGTGTGCATTGCGTCGTTTGAAATGAAGGGCGCAGCAACGATGGCGCGCATGGTCAAGCAGTCTGCTGGCACTGGCAATCCATCCGTCGATTACATAAGGCGCTTTCACAACTGGACTGACGATCTGCTCTGGGTCTATGACCAACAGGGCATCTGCGATCCAGAGACATTGCGCGGCGTGATGATGTATGCCCGCGACTCTCTCGGCGTCCAGCACTTCTTCGTCGACTCGATGATGAAGGTGGTCAAGGGCGACGACGACTACAACGGCCAGAAGAACTTCGTGAATGAGGTCTGCTCGATTGCGCAGGACACCGGCATGCACGTTCACCTGATTGCGCACGTCCGCAAGAAGGACGACGAACTCAGCATGCCCAACAAGTTTGATGCGAAGGGAAGTTCATCCGTCACCGACTTGGTGGACAACGTCGCGATCGTTTGGCGCAACCGGATCAAAGAAAAGAAGCTGGCTGACAACAAGATGAAGCCAGAGGAGTTTGAAGAAACCAAGAAACTTCCTGACGCAGTGCTGGCGTGGGTTAAACAACGGCACTACGACTGGGAGGGGAAGGTGGCCCTGTGGTTGGCACCCGGTGCTAACAGTTTCAGGGATACGTATGCGGCGAAGAACTACTCATGGGACCCGCCGTCATTTAAGCGAAAGGCAACCTTGGTCATCAAGGATGTGCCGATTGAAGGAGAAGACGATGTTGAACTTGGAAGCGAATGAAGTCATCGAGCGGCTAGGCGGCGTTGCTGCTACTGCTCGAATCTGTGGGATCAAACCGCCATCGGTATCTGAGTGGAAGAAACGAAACCACATACCGAAAAGCTGGTTGATGTACTTCGAGTGCGCATACAGCGATCAACTCAACCAAGAGAAAGGGAACGATGAAGTTCACACCTGAACAGCTAGAACAGCTGAAACAAATACGCGAGAACCATCCCGAGTTCTCCGAGTTTGTCGACACGCTACGCAAGCAGTTTCCGGGGTCGAAGGTTATGTACCTCGCGGCTGATGGAATTGAGTTTGGTGAGAAGTCTGACGGCAACCACGTTGTGCCAAACGTTTCTGGAACCTATGCGGTCAGCAAGAAACAGCAGAAACAGCGGCCAATGACTGTTGGAGAAAGGCGTAGAGCAATGACGCGCTACAAAGGAGATTCATGAGCGATGAAGAAGACACGTTAGAAGTTACGCCTCGGATGAATCTTCTTCTTGAAGCACTCGAGGCGTATGCGGACCAGCTGACTGAGGACAACGATCCGGTTCACGCGAACCTCATCATGGATGCGTTGGCTGCAATCGTTGAAGGGGCGCAGGCCGTGCGTCGCATGTCGACGTTTATCGAGGGCCTGCATGAAGCACTAGCAGAGAGCGGTGTTGAGATGCCGACGAGTTCGGACGAGATGCTGCATTAAGGAGGTTATATGAGCGAAGAGATCATCGCGTTTCAGGGGGAGTTGATGCTACTGCAATGGGCAGAGTCTTCAACGCGCGGCAGGACCGTGACATTCCTGCTCGACAACGACGCGGAGTCACATCCATTCAGGGACTTCACGATTAAGTCTGGTAAACGGGCAGGGCAGCGCTTCATGTGCGTACTTGTTCAGCTAGATGAGGATGAACAGCCTGTTAAACAGCAGATGCGACTGTCGCAGCTGGCGTTCTTGTACTGCAGAGATCCCGAGTTTTGGTACTGGGCTTCTGAGCGCAGCTTCGACAAGGTCGACAGCGAAGAAACAGCGAAGAAGTGGATGTTGCAGATGTTGAATATGGAGAGCCGATCGGAGATCGATCAGTCTGCTGACAATCAGCAGCGCTTCGTCATGCTGGTCAAAGTTCCATACCAGCAATACCGAGCATCGCTCAACAATCCGCTATGAATTACCGCAACCCGAAACTGTTACAGCTGGCGAAGCACTGTCCCAAGTGCATGTACTGCGGCAAGCACAACGATGGAACAGTTGTCGCTGCACACAGCAATCAGCAGCGTGACGGTAAGGGCACAGGGATCAAGGCACACGACTATCGAATCGCTTATCTCTGTTACGCAT